CTAAAAACATACCCCCCTACCCAACGAAAAACCTGATACCCGTGCCCCCACCCCACCGTATATTAGAATCGGCAGCGTACAGTTGGATTGAAATACCCCAAAAAATTTTGTATAGTTCCACAAACGAGGGAAAAACAATGGCGATACATATAGAACCGGAACAGGGAGTGCCTATGCGGCCCCCACCGGACATGAAAGACCTTGCACAGAAGACTGCGGCAGCTGCAAAGACGGTAGAATACTTACATGCCAATGGCTTAGAGGTAAAAGCGAACAGCGAAGACAGGGATTTAGCAGCTGCACTTGCAGTATCCTACGCCGAAAACCCTATGAAAACGTCTAAAGCTGCAACTCCTAAGCGTATAGCGCAGTTAACACCGGCCACACTGCTGTTAACCGATAGAATCCTCAAGGATTTTGGGCATTCCGTGGTAAAAAGTGCCACGCAAGTGCGCCATTTGGTGACAAATAAGCTCATCGAAGAGACAGAGAACCCTGATCCACGTATACGGATACGTGCGTTGGAGTTGTTGGGTAAGATTTCAGACGTTGGGTTGTTCGCAGAGAAGTCCGAAGTGACAGTAACCCACCAAACATCCGACGATTTGAAGGAGAAACTGCGTGAAAAGCTATCTAGACTGGTAAATCCTGCCGATGAGATAGAGGATGCCATAATGATAGACGGCGATATTATCGACGTAGACAAGGAGTTAGGGCTGGATGGTTAGCCTAGCCCACTTAGCTAAGGATATGGAGTTCTCCCCGGAGGATATGAGGCATATCTTGGACAATCTGGACTCATTTGGTCCCGAAGAGCTGGCTGAAATCGACTCCATAGTAGGGGAATTGTCCTCTCGGGAGGGTAATAAAGCCGCTAACGACGACCTCATAGAGTTCTGCAAACGGATGCAGCCAGACTATAAAGTGGGCCGACATCACCGGATATTGGCTAATATGCTGATGGATGTAGAGCGTGGACCCAATGCCGAGAACGGTAAGGACCGCGTATGCGTAAACATCCCGCCGAGACACGGGAAATCGCAGTTGGTGTCTATATTTTACCCTGCGTGGTTTCTAGGGCGTAACCCCGACAAGAAGGTTATGATGGTGTCGCACACCACAGACTTGGCGGTAGACTTCGGGCGTAAAGTCCGTAACTTAATCGCGCTGGATGAGTACAAGTCCATATTCCCGAAGGTCGCGCTCGCGGTAGATAGTAAGTCTGCGGGGCGGTGGAACACTAACTTTGGAGGAGAATACTTCGCGTGCGGTATTGGCTCTGCACTTGCGGGCCGTGGTGCTGATCTGCTTCTGGTGGATGACCCTCACTCTGAGCAAGATGTTATTAACGGAAACTTTTCTGTATTTGAAAAAGCCTACGAGTGGTTCACATTCGGCGCTCGAACCCGACTAATGCCCGGGGGCCGCGTGGCTATCGTGCAAACTAGATGGCATATGGACGACCTAACAGGCCGTGTGACTCGCGATATGGTCAAGAACGAGAAGGCCGACCAGTACGAGATCGTGGAGTTCCCTGCGATTCTAGACTCCGAGGATGCAGACGGTAAGCCCATACAGAAGCCGCTGTGGCCTGAGTTTTTTGACTTAGAGGCCCTAGAGCGTACCAAGGCGTCGATGCCTGCGTTCCAGTGGAACTCGCAGTATCAGCAGAAACCCACCTCAGAAGAGGCGTCGATAGTGAAGCGTGAGTGGTGGAACATATGGCCCCACGACGATCTCCCAGTGGCTGAGTACATAATCATGTCCCTCGATGCCGCCGCCGAGAAACACAACCGGGCCGATTACACCGCACTTACGGCGTGGGGCGTGTTCCTCAACGAGGAGACAGACTCGCATAATATTATTTTGCTGGACTCTATAAAAGAGCGGTTGGAATTTCCTGAATTAAAACAACTAGCTATGGACGAGTACAACAGATGGGAACCCGACGCGTTCATCGTGGAGAAGAAAAGTTCCGGTGTGGCGCTCTACCAAGAGATGCGGCGCATGGGCCTGCCTGTCACAGAGTACACCCCGCACCGTGGGACCGGCGACAAAATGGCCCGCCTCAACTCCGTGTCAGATATCATCGCGTCAGGGCTTGTGTGGGTGCCTGCTACCCGCTGGGCAGACGAGCTGGTGGAGGAGGTGGCTGGGTTTCCGTTCATGTCCAACGATGACTTGGTCGACAGCACTGTCATGGCGCTCCTTAGATTTCGCCAAGGTGGGTTTATTCGCCTACCGACAGACTACGAAGACGATAACTCCTACGTACGTCGCAAAGCGGCATATTATTGACAGGATGACATGAGTAGAAGTTTACAGTATACCACGTATAGGACGTTGGTAGCGTCCGTGGGGACATAGCTATAACATTCTCCCTTGTATGTTGTGTCCCCACACTACACAGGGTATTTCAATTTTAGCACTATATCTGCTATAGTGCGCCCAAACGCTCGGAGTGAGGCATATCATGGCAGTCGAAAAACCTATGGAACCTAGTGACATTCTTGTTATGGACGAGGATGGGATGGATACCGATCTAGATATTACGATTGACGATCCAGAAACTATAGAAATCGTTATGGACGATGGGTCAGTTGTAGTTGAGTTTGGCCAAGGTACTGATTTAGAAGAAGAAGTTGCGCATGACGACAACCTTGCCGAGCACATCGACGGCGCCGAACTTGAGTCCCTCGCTAACAATTTGATAGAGAGTTTCGCTGCTGACCGCTCGTCTCGCGGAGAGTGGGCTAATGCCTACATTAAGGGTTTGGACCTGTTGGGTATGAAGGTTGAGGAACGTACTGAGCCGTGGAACGGTGCTTCCGGGGTCTACCACCCCATGATGACCGAAGCAGTTATTAAGTTCCAAGCACAGGCTATGGGGGAGCTTCTACCGGCCTCTGGTCCCGTTCGCAGTAAGATTGTGGGTAAACTAACTCCCGAGAAATTTGAGCAGGCCCAGCGCGTTGAAACAGAATTAAACTACCTGATTACCGAGAAGATGCCTGACTACCGTGACGAGATGGAGCAGCTACTGTTTAAACTACCGATGGCAGGCTCTGCGTTTAAGAAAATTTACTTCGACCCTCTTACTGAGCGTCCTGTGGCACAGTTTGTACCCGCAGAAGACCTCGTAGTGTCTCACGGGTCATCGAATCTCCGTACAGCACCACGATTTACACACGTGATGAAGCGTACCTCGGAAGAAATCTTGAAGCTGCAGGTAAACGGGTTCTATCGTGATGTAGAACTACCGGAAGCTACTAAAGAAACTACGGACATCGAAGATAAATATAACGAACTAGAAGGTTCAGAGCCTACATTTTCCGATGACCCTCGCCACACCCTCCTAGAAATGCACGTAGATTTGGATTTACCCGAACCGTTTGACGACATAGACGGGGTCTCCCTGCCGTATGTGGTGACAATCGACAAGTCTTCTAGCATTGTACTGGCCATCCGCCGTAATTGGTATGAGGAAGACACGAAGCGTGAAAAACGCATGCACGTCGTGCATTACCCTTATTTGCCCGGTATGGGTTTTTACGGCACGGGTCTCATCCACACACTCGGTGGCTTGACCAAATCCGCTACTTCAATCATGCGCCAGTTAATCGACGCTGGTACGCTCTCCAACCTTCCAGCAGGTTTCAAGGCCCGTGGGATGCGTATTACTGGGGATAACTCCCCCATCATGCCGGGTGAGTTCAGAGACGTAGACGTGCCCGCTGGGACGATCAAAGACTCGATTGTACCCCTACCCTACAAAGAACCCTCTAGTGTCCTCTACAGCCTCTTAGGGAACGTCGTAGACGAAGGGAGGCGTATCGGTGCGGTTGGTGACATCCAAATAGGTGACATAAACGGTCAGGCCCCTGTAGGGACCACTCTGGCGCTCATGGAACGCTCCATGCAGGTTATGTCAGGTATCCAAGCCCGTCTTCACGCAGCGATGAAGCAAGAGCTACGCATATTGGCACGTATCGTACACGATTACATGCCTTCGGAGTACGCCTATGAGATGGATGAACCAGCGGATCGTATCGACGATTTCGATGGTCGCGTGGATGTAATACCGGTATCTGACCCTAACGCAGCGACAATGGCACAGCGCATTATGCAGTATCAAGCCGCGTTACAGTTGGCCCAACAAGCACCACAAATGTACGATATGGGCAAACTACACCGTCAGATGCTTGAAGTTCTGGGTATTCAAGACGCCGAGGATATCATCAAACTGCCAGAGGATATTAAACCCGCCGATCCAGTGACGGAAAACATGGCTATACTCAAGCAAGAGCCAGTCAAAGCCTTCGCTTATCAGGATCACGAGGCGCACATCCAGACGCATATGATGGCGATGCAAGACCCCAAAATCATGCAGATTGTGGGGCAATCACCGTTCGCCAGCGCAATTCAGGCCGCAATGATGTCTCATATTACAGAGCACGTTGCCCTGCAGTACCGTGTGGAGATACAAAAACAACTTGGTGTGGAACTCCCAGACCCAGAAACGCCGTTGCCAGAAGATGTCGAACTTCAAGTGTCACGTCTGGCCGCGCAAGCAGCAGAGAAGCTGTTCAAGAAGGACCAAGCCGAAGCCGCTGCAGAACAAGCTGCCCAACAGCAGGCTGATCCGCTCACGCAAATCCAACAACGTGAGTTGATGATTAAAGAGACTGAGTTGAAGCATAAGATTGAAATGGACAAGCTGAAGATCAACATCGACGCTATGTCTAAACAAGAAAACGCCCGTCTACAGCAAGCGCGCATCGACTCTGAAGAAGAGAAAGAGGCAGCGCGTATTGGGGTTAAGATCGCAGAGTTAGAGACGGATCAAAAAGAGTCAGCAGTTCGCTTGGCTATGGATGTTGC